CATCATTTTGTAAAAGGTTACCAATCCATCTCTTACTATCTGCAAGAAAGTTAGCAACAAAGAAATCAAGTATATTATCTTGTCCATATTTTGTACTCAGCTTGTGAAAAAAGTATCTATCTTTTCTCTTTGTAAATGTATCCAGTTTTGCGTTGACTTTACCACCATACTTATAGTAGTCGTAACTGTCCGATGCGAAATGTAATTTAACAGCAAGATATGTTTTATATACATCAAAACCTCCATACATTAAATTGGCAATACTCCACATTTAGGTATCTTCAACATATTTAACCTTGAAGCTTCTACCTGTATTTTTTCTTTTAATGATTTTGAAATTAATGATGATACTTGACTAGTATCTAAACCATTATCATCACAATACCACACAACAGCGTCCATGTGTGTAATTCTTTTCTCTTTTACAATACCTTCAATCTTTAAACTAAATTCTTTACTATTCATTGAAGTCCGATCTAACTATGTGCTTTCTTAAAGCTCTTAACAGTCTTTCCATATTATCAATAATATCAATTAGACCTTTATCGGTTATGTAGTGTTGTTTGTCTTTTAATTTGTCGTATTCTTTTAGTGAAATTGATACCATCGGTGATGGTGGTGTAGCTTCGTTTTCGTAACTTGCGTCTTCTGATCTATCGTCTGTCATTATATTCTCCTAATTATATAAGTGTAGGTTACTTACTCTCGCTTTCACCTACACAGTTGCAACTCATTCATAGTACCACACTTTTACTAATTTGTCAAGTGCCAGTACCTAATAAACTCTGATTCATCTTCATATCAAATGTATGAAATATCATACACTTATATGGGTCAGTTGGTGTCTCTGCTACTGCTAGAGTTTGTGCCTTATCATTGATATAATATGTTATCGCAAATATGGCAATACCATCTTCTAATGCTCTTTCTTTACCAAAGCTTACATTTATAGGTGTAAACTTTTTATCTTTTATATACTGATCTACTGTTTCTGGTGTTCCGCACATCATAGGCATGTTCATACCAAATAATTCATATTCTTCAACAGCGTAACTAATTGTAGACCACAATAGACAGATTGTTAGTAGTAGTTTTTTCATATCTTTTTTATAAGATATGGGCTACTGTTGCTTGATCTTATCCTTGTTTAGTTCTTCATAATATTTATAAAAGTCTCCAATTGACTTCTTCAAAGGTTCCATATAATCCTTCTTTTCTTTTATAAAAGATTGAACTGAACCATCTTCAGATGCTAGTAAAATAACAATTTGTTCTATCTCTTTTCCGAACATCTCCTCATACATTTGAGCATAGGCTGTAGTCTGCATAAAGTAGTTCTCAATCCAAGACTCTTGTCGTTCTTTGTTTGCTGTCTTAAAATCAATTACTGATAACTTACCATTGTATTCAGCGATACAGTCAACTTGACCTGCTATGGTCAACTTCTTACTATACATAATTGTTTCTAAACAATGTATATTATTAATCTGATCTACATATGGTTTGATTAGTCTGAATAGACCTAATGGTAATACACCTCGTTCACTTGGTGTTAAACCTTTGATGTATTGTTCTATTAATAAGTGAGTTGCCTTACCACGTCTAGCCGCTCTACCCATTTCCCAATTGGCAACGTTCTCACCAATCTTATCTCGCCACTCTTGTAATTGTGCTTTCTTTTGAATACCTAGTACAGTGGTAATTGATGGATATGCTTTTCCCTCTATATCATAGAAACGAAAACCATCTACTTTTTTACCTTTAGTTACTGGTAGTTTTGATTTATCTAAATCAATAAAATTAAACTTTGATGTCATTATATTTTCACTTTCATATTTTTATACTCATAGTATAACATAAAAGCCCGAATAAGTCAACTCTCATTCGGGCTCTTAATTAATAACTTAACTTGCTTTTTTGTTCTGCTCTAACCAATGTTGTTTATAAACTTCCAAATTCATAGTTCCCATGGCTCTATTATGACTTTTTCTAATCATACGCATATTATCCATAGTTGATCTACCACCATTGCTATGACTTTCTATGTGTCCAGCTTCAGCCTCACTCATAGAAAGTGGCAACCCATCAATATCACACAACCAGTTTTGTTCAGCTAGTCTTGTCTCTTTTTCAGTAGAAGTATATGCTCTCTTAACATCTTGTATTGTCACATACTTTTTATAATCAAACTCCTCTATTAACCAAATAACAGTTTGTTTGATTTTCTTCTCGTGGTGAGGAGCACCTAAATATTTTGTAAATGCCTCTGGTATAAGTCTAGCAGAATTGTCAAAGTCAAAATCAACTTTAATATCAGCATACTTACCATCTTTATTAGATATTGTTAGAAAAGCCTTTCTGTATGCTTTCATAAACTCAACATAATCTTCAACTTTAAACTTACCATAACTATCCATCATATAAAAATATAAAAAAGATAACATTTTAAAGTCTTGTTGTCTTAATCCACCATTAAAAGTTTTTTTAGCATTAGCACATTTTAATAAAAACTTACAATGCTCATTCAATTTAGCAGTTAGTTCGTCAATGTTTATATCACTACCCTCGTACATACTTTCTAAATTATCATCAGAAGATGAACCTAATAAAGTTTGTTGAGTATATCTATAAGACATTCTGGCTAAAAGTTCTTCAGTTTTCAAACGTTCATTATTGAAATCTAAATATCTAAACTTACCATCAGCACTTCCTAGTTCAAATAATTCATTAACCGTATTATCTATACCTGGAACAACTCTAACAGCATTTCTGATTAAATTGGCCACTGGTATATCACCAAATGAATTTAACATTTCCATATGGTTTACTTCAGTTGTTTCGTTTAAAGTTCTAAAGATATAACCTCTAGTATATTTGTTTAATGGTTCATAAATTACAAATGATAACTTGTAATCTAAAAATGCACTTTGTTCTTCTTCCGTAATTTGATTAAAATACTTTCCATCAATTTTAAATTTATTAGTTACATAATCATAGATATATCTTTTTCTATGACCACCATCAATAGAATCATAATCATACTTTGCACTATCTTCATTTTTAACTAAAGTTATTTGACCTATGTCGATTTGTTTTTTGATAGTGTCAATTATACCTTCTTTTTTACCAGTAGTCTTTGTTACAGGTAATCTTTGTCCTAAAGGCTGACAATCTATTTTTCTGTGATATTGTTCTACAAACTCTTTAATTGACATAGTTAGTCTTTCAAATGCTGTAGCTTGTATTTTTTGTTTTAACGTCATATTATACTCTTTCTGGCATATTGCCATGTTATTTTTACCCGTATTGGGTCAGTATAGAATCAATCTCTTGTTTCTATTCTTATATTATATAACATTTTGAGTAATTTGTCAACCTTATAATTTGCCTTATTTTTATAGGGTTTTTACAATATGTACGTTAAATAGACCTATACTTCATCATATGGTCAGTTAATAAAGAAGGGTCGTTTCTTATTTCGTCCCTTTTCTCTTTTCAGCTAGGGTCGTATGATTCGTAACAAGTCTTCTTGCTTTCATTTCTGTAAGCTCTTAATATCTGTTTACGATTTTCACCGTCTGATCTATATGAAACGTGTACCCAACCACTATTAGGTTCCCCTACAGTGTGGTACTCCAATATCATCTGATCAAAGTCACAGTTCTCACTAATCCATTTACATAGATCAGCATTAGACACACCAAAGATTTCAAAATCTGCGGCTTGGCCTTTAGCATGCTGTGAGTTTACTGATGAACCTATGGATACGCATAACTCTGGACTTCTATATCCACTTGATATTGATACAACTTTACCATAATGATCTCTAACTTTTTGTAGCACATTTTCACACAATGCTTTTAGACTATTCATATGGTCCTCACTAGGATTATTACTAATCCCTTTACGTTCAGCTGTTTGGCTCTTAGTCATTTCGTTTAGACTAAAATTATTACTTAATTTCATTTATTTACCTCTTGTAAGTTTTAATAACTTCTCTATTTGTGCCTTAATGATTGGTCCTCTGTTAGGCC